AAATCAAACTTTTTACACATTTCATATGCTTTTTCAGTATACTTTAACGAATTTTCATGATCTCCCAAAATAGAAAACATGTGACCTGCATTTAAATAAGAAGATTGTTTCCATTCTTTATCGTGTTTTGTAATAGCAGGAACAGAAGATCTTTCTTTTATAATATGTAATAAATAACGAAGACAATCCTTATAATAATGCTCTTTATATTTGGCTTGAACAACAAGTGTCAATAACCGTATATCTTTTAGAAACTCACCAAACGGATGTTTTATATCCATTTCGATTACAGCTTTTGCATCACCCTTTTCTATAGATAAATTACATAAATCAATCAAGTTCTCCACATTGTCTGGATTAATATCATAGGATTTTTGGTGAAACGGAAGTGCACGTTCCGGATAAGTATCTTTTAATAAATATCCCATGTAATAATAAAATCCAGGCTCATTTGGAAATATTTCAATCAATTTAGACAATACACTCTCTTTTGTATTTATATCAGTGGTCGTATTATAAATTGCCATCCCTTGATTTGAAAATTGTGCTGCCAAACTATGAAAAAGATGCGGCGTCTTTTTTATTTTTTGATATGTAGCATAAAATTCATTCATTTTAGTAGTATGCAAAAAAGTATTTGTATTGTTTTCCTTCGGATTAATAAAATATACACATAACATATACATGGAAGCATATACAACTCCTGTTGACAAAGCTACGTTAAAACCAAGCGCTATTTATAAAATCGTAACCATAAAATCCGAATTTTTAGGTAAGTATCAAGGCCGCAATAAGAACGAGAATTTGCATTTTTTCGACCAAGCCACAAATCGTTTAGTCGTATTGGATCCTAAGGAACATATAACAGCCGTATATTCTAATGAATAAATATATAAAATTGCCGTATATAATTATATATTTATAAACTTAAACATAACTATCGTAGTATAGATAATGCTATTTCTTAAAAATCTATTTAAAAAATTAGTAAAAAGAGAGTTACCGAAACCGTTGGGCAGATGGAATCTAGAAGAGTGTAATAAAAAAACAAATTTCAAAGTAGATTTATCAAACGAAGATCATTGCGGTCCTTGCGGACAATACGCACTTAATAAAATCGAATCAATTGATACCGTAAATAATGGCAAAAAGTAAGTAAACGTCCTAATAAAATCTATACGTTTCTGCAGTAATAATGCTACAATCTTTATCGCTAGACGTAATCATTTTACCTCTGCCTTCTATGCCAATTTTTTTAGGGTCAAAGTATCGAATGGCTTCAATATTAATTTGAACATAGGTCTTTTTAGCGACCCCAATAAACAATCGTACTTTATTGAATTTTTTAGCTTTCATAACTCTATCTGACGCAATGATGCCGTTAAATTCATATGTTTCTTCTTCGCCCATTCTTAAATAACACCCCGGAAAGAATACATCATTGTGCATCATCCAATAACCGTATTTTTGAAGCTGCTGGTATACAGTAAGTGTTTCTATTTTTTTTCTACGGTTACAAGCATAGATTGAAACGTCATCACGCTTTAATAGTTGTTTTGTAGATTCAACGCCTGCCAATTTTGCTTCATAATAATGAACCCATTTACGATAAGAGGATTGACAATTATTAAGGGTTGCCTTCCAAAACACATAGGGTTGATGTGCTTTCATGTAAGCTAATTTCCATATTAATTGTGCATATGAAAATGCATGTGCCTTACAAAATCCGTATCTCGACAAATTCGATAATTTTTTCATCATCTCTTTTCTGCTTTCAACGGGCAAATCCTGCATCATCTTTTTAAATTCATTGATGCCCTTTTTATCGCCTTTTGAAAATGCTCTGCGATACTTATCCGCTTCTTCATCACTAATATGAAAGTGGTTGCTTATAATATCAATCGCATCGTCATCAAATATAATATTGCTTTCAAAGTCGCAATCCTCCATGGTGCTCTTTGCTTCTGCTGCTGCAGGTCTAATGATTGATAAACAAACTGCCAATTCGAATAGTGAAGTCGGTTTTATTTTCATAAAAGCAACACGAATTAGTGGCGATTCGCCCAAAATAATACCAATATTATCTCCACGATGTAACATATCAAACGTCAGCTTATCATATGTAAATTCTTCAAATGGAATAAGTTTATATTTATTAATCTCATAACACTGACTTAGCGCACGGCTCGATAATATATCTATTTTAAAGTTCTTTTCTTTCGATACGTCGTGTTTATTCATAACAATCTGTTGAATTGTGCCACGATTCATTTTATTTCCAGTATCTAAAACAAGCTCTTCAGGTATTCCGTTTGGATAATAAACAATTCCACCACAATGAAGAGAATAGCATCGAAATGAATCCTCTAATTCATCCTTGTTTTTCATAATTTCACGTCTTGTATCATCGGGCAACTTCTGTAATTCTTTGTCAATTTCATTTTTACCAATGAACTTTCGAACGCCTGCGTTGCGTATTGCTTGGCGAAGTGCCGATTTGTCGTGGTAAAATACATGATTACTTATTCTCGCTACCTTGCCAGGCCAAGTTAGTCCTATTTTTAAGAATACTTCATCACGCAAATTGTGAGGAAAATCTAAATCAATATCGGGCAAATTATTGCGATTTTCTGTTAAGAATCGAGCAAACTTAATATTGTTTGCAACTGGGTCAATGTGACTTATGCCTAACAAATAACAAACCAACGAAGATCCACAAGAACCTCGTGTAACATGTGGAATGTTTTTCGTTAAATTTAATATTTGTATAGCTTGCGCCAAATGAGTAATCAAATTCTTACGATGCAACATATCCAATTCAAAGTTCAAACGGTCTACGTAAATAGCAGACTTTGGTATTTCACGAACAAATAGCGATTTTAGTTCTTCTATCGTTTCTGGTATTTTTATTAGATCCGATTCATCACAAATCGCCGTTTTTTCATGTTTCACCATAAATAATTCGTTTATCTTAACAAATTTGTCATGATAAACGCCCGTCGTATATTTATATTTCCATGGAAACACATCACTCGGCATATTTAAATATCCATTCAGACGATTACATATGGCCAACGAATTTTTGGCTCGAATATCCAAAACCAATCCGAATGATTTTTTATTTTGAGGGTCTTTGCGTAACACTCGTCCAATACATTGTAAAAATACTTTGGGACAGCGATTCTCTACCTTATCTAAAAATACACAACAATCGAGGTTTCGAATATCTGAACCCTCTCTGTGCTTTGCAGCGCAAAATAAAATGGCATTGTTTTCGAAGCGATCAAAATCTTCATAACCAAAGTAAACATCGGTTTTTGATATTTTTGACGTATCCATGCATATTTTATAATCTTTAAACTGTGTTTTCCATAACTTTGCCATAGTTACACAAAGTTCGATCATGCCACACCAAACAATGATTTTTTTATATATCAAATTTGGGTTCTCTATTTCTTGTTTTATAAAATGAATGATTTCATCATAATACAATAATTCGTCACACGAGAACCATTTAATCTTTGGTGGAACAATTACGCCATCTATGAACGCATCATAAATAGAATACGAAGATAACGTATTTTTATAAGGCTCAATAGAAAGATTTGGTGTTGCTGAGAATCCGATGCATTTTGGCTGCATGGGTTGTTGCAACATATGCGAATAGAATTCCTTCGTTGTTTTATTTACAATCGTATGGCATTCGTCATGTATAATAAGATGAATAGGAAGTTTTATTTTCTTATATTTATCGTTATATGTTAAAAACGCACGATTCATAATAAGGAGGACAGGTTTATTCCAAAACACTGCGCTATTGACACTCGTATACCATTTCCCAAGTTTAAACTCAGAAAAATTAAGTACGTTATATTTTTTTAATATTCCGTCGAATTCTCGTTTTTTTAGGTTAGCAACATTAAACTGCTCTATTAAAATCGATTTCTTTTCACATATCCACATAACATTCTGGGTTGGATATTTCTCATAAAACCGCAAAATAATATGCATAGCTATCCACGATTTACCGCTACCTGTTGCATGATAATGTATTCCAGACGCAAAGTCGTTTAATACGGATGTCTCGATGGCTCTTGTTTGGTTAGGTCTTAATATTGACATTTTGTTACGCAAAACCAAATCAAATCGCAATAGATCAATTTTTTTATTGTCAGTAATAAAAAAATTGAATAAAGAACTCTATTATGGAGTAAAATAAAAAATGGATGAAATGTTGATCGATGAAATCGACCACGAAATGATAGAATACGGGCATTTCGTAGACACAGAGGAGGATTTATTGGAATTAGCGGCAAGCACAGTTGAAAATTCAAATAAAAAGGATGACGACTATTATCGATCAAGGAAGTCCATTGAAGAATTAATTAATCATAGTATTCAAACCAAGGCAACTCAAATTGAAAAGAGTATCATATTTGTGCATGTGGGATATTTGATGGGCATTGGCTTTCTTTGTTATTGTCTATACAAGGGCTAGGTATCTCCACCATTCAAATAGTTGTACAGCAAGTTGTCGGGGTTATGATTCTGTACTTCGCCACATATCATTACTGCGCTCTCATACATTTTACGTAAAACATCGCTGGGTGCTGTCGATCCTACCTTAATAAATCCTCGCTTCATTAAATAGGACTTAATATCTTGTAGAGGCACTTGTTTTAATAATTGTTTTTTTGTGCTGATATTATTACGTATGGTTTTATTTGAAACAAGGACAGAGACTTTTGGTAATACTTTAGATTTACCGATTTTGTACGTACGACGTTTTGTCTTCTTACGTTTCATCTTTTTTGGACGCATTTGTTTTTTTAATTCTTGTAACTTAAGCGCAGTTTGATTCATTTGTTTAACTCGATTGATAGAGTCGTTGATGCGTTGTTCTACGGCTTCAGATTTTGCACCACCAATCGTAAGGGGGTGAGCAGACTGAATATCTTTTGCTGCTTGTAGAACAGATGGGGGGTGATTTTGATTTGATACATTGTTAGCACCACCAATATGGATAACTGGATCCGAAATATTTTTGCGTGTCTGGTTCATAAAGTTTCTATACGTTGGCAATGCGCCA